ACGCCTCCGGAAGTGGTTGGGTGTACTCCCACCAGTCCCAAGGCCTTCAGAGCGTACATAGCGTCGATCTGGCGCTTCTGGGAGGGTAGAACTACATCCTGCCCGTACTTGATGACTGTCTGTAGGATGGTGACTGCTGTGCTGTTGAGTGTCTGCATGGTGTGCTCCGGTTGGTTGGTTTCGTTACACTTTTTCGGTGTACTCATATATATAGCAGGAAAGTTCCGTGCCAGCTTTTGGAATTGTCTTTAAAATCAACCACTTAGCACCTCGACTAAAAACCCTAATAGGGTATACCCTTGTAGCTTTGGTATTACTTTTCCTCGATTTTCCTATCAAAAGTAATACTCGTGTTGCGTGGATACAACGCTTTTACTTGGCACAGTGTTTGCTTGCGTGCCAACACACAAATGTTACTACTTTGTTACTAGTATCTAGAGTGTATACTTTGGGATTCAGTTACTACTTAGGTTCTTGGGTGGTACTTAGAAGGTGCTACATCGCCCCTCACTTGTCCCTCCCGAGTTACCCACAGCTTCCCCACAGTAGTACTTTTTAGCCATGTGAGTATCCTGTGGATAACTTTAATGACCCGCTGGTCAGTAAACTATTCAGTACACTGAAGATCAGTACACTGAACATAGGGGGGGTCTCCGGTGGCTGCGTTGTTACTATTGCTGTAGCCTCCAGCGTTCACAAAAAAGTAAATTTAGAAGTCTAAATGTCCGAAAAGTTACTATAAATTGGGGACAGATTAGATTATGTTAAGTTATTGAATTATAAGAGAAAACTGTTGATATAACTAAAAGTAATAAAGAAAGGATTATTGGAGGCCATCTGCGCACCCTGAAAGGGGTCTTTAAAGTGAAGTTGCATTTATTTTAACAAAAGTGTTGACAAACGTTGAAAAGTATGCTACAGTCCCAGACAGAACAGTATAATGTTCTTTTGAGTCACTAAGGATGAACTCAAATGATAACTAAAGTATACTTTAGAGTCTTTTGCGCACCCTGAAAGGGGTCATAGAAGTAAAAGACATAAGTATTCTAAATCGTTATTATTTATCATTTAATGTTTTACATTATTTAACTTTCATCAGAGTTACATTAAAGTAATATAGGACTCTGGTTAAAAATTGATATTGTTTGTCTATCTCCTAGAAGGATAAAGATGGAAAAGAGGAAAGTAGGGCGACCAAAGAAAAATGAGTTGGTTGCTGTCAAAAATAAGAACAAAGGGGTCATGGGTCGTCCCAAGGGCGATACTGCGATCATAAATGAATATAAGCAACGTATGCTTGCTTCGCCCAAGAGTGCTAAGGTGCTTGAGGCCATTTACGATGCTGCTTTAAACGATGAGCACAAGAATCAAGCAGCGGCGTGGAAGTTGATTGTCGATAGGATTGTGCCTGTGTCTGTCTTTGAACAGAACAAGGGTGGTGGTGGGACACCTCAGATCAGTATCAATATCAGTGGTTTGACCTCACCAACGGTTGAAGCTGAGGAAGTCCAGACGGACATTGTTGACGTTGAACCAAGGGAAGTAGAGGATGACGACTCTTAATTTTTCCTTGCTGAAGTGGCAACAGACGGTGTTTAAGGACAGTCACCGATTCAAGGTTGTGGCTGCTGGTCGTCGATGTGGTAAGTCCCGTCTGTCGGCTGTATCCTTGCTGATTGAGGGTTTGAACTGTCCTGAAGGTTCCAGCGTGATGTATATTGCACCAACGTTGGGACAGGCCAGAACGATTATCTGGGACTTGTTACATGAGTTAGGTCGTCCTGTAATAAAGTCTAGTCATGTCAACAATTTAGAGATCACACTCGTTAATGGTAGGAAAATTCTTGTTCGTGGTGCTGATAATCCTGATAGTCTACGGGGTGTGTCTCTCACTTATGTTGTACTTGATGAATGCGCCTTTATCAAGCTCGACGTGTGGGAAAAAATCATCCGAGCAGCCCTGAGTGACAAGAAGGGTAGAGCACTGTTTATTTCTACCCCTAGTGGTCGTAACTGGTTTTACGATGTTTTCAAGCTAGGACAGACAGGCGAAGACGATGAGTGGAAGTCTTGGCACTTCACGACTCAGGACAACGAAACGATTGATCCAAAGGAAATCGAGGCTGCAAAGAAGACTTTGAGCAGCTTTGCCTTCAAGCAGGAATATTTGTCTAGCTTTGACACCTCTGGTGCGGACGTGTTCAAAGAAGAATGGTTTAAGACCACCAGTGAGCCGGAATACGGTACTTACTACGTGGCGGTGGACTTGGCTGGTTTTGAGGAAGTAGCCAAGAACGCAGGTAGTGCCAAGAAGAAGTTGGACGAATCAGCGATTGCGATTGTAAAGCTGAAGGAAAACGGGGATTGGTGGGTACACAGCATTGAGCATGGAAGGTGGGATATACGGGAGACTGCCGTAAACATCCTGAAGGTGATTAGGGACTTCAGACCTAGCGCCTTGGGCATTGAGCGAGGAGCGTTGAAAAATGCTGTTTTGCCTTATTTAAACGATTTAATGAGGAAGAACAACATATATGCTCATATTCACGACCTTACGCATGGTAACCGTAAAAAAGCAGACCGAATCATCTGGAGCCTACAGGGGCGGATGGAGCATGGTCGAGTTAGCTTTAACGAGGATGAAGATTGGGACGAATTCTTGGATCAACTCCTCATGTTCCCTACCGCTGGTGTGCATGATGACCTAGTTGATGCCTTGAGCTATATTGACCAGTTAGCGATTGCTAACTATAATGTAGACTACGAGGAAGAAGAATATGAGATTTTTGACCGAACTGCGGGGTACTAAATGAAACAAGGACTCTACGCCAACATTAACGCCAAGCGCAAGCGAATTGCTGCTGGTAGTGGCGAGAAGATGCGTAAGCCCGGTGCTAAGGGCGCTCCCTCGGCTCAGGACTTCAAGGATGCGGCTAAAACCGCCAAGAAGGTGAAAAAGAATGGCTAAAGACCCGCGACTAGAGCGAGCAGGTGTTTCAGGCTATAACAAGCCTAAGCGCACCCCTAATCATCCCACCAAGAGCCACGTTGTTGTGGCCCGTGACGGTGACCAAGTAAAGACCATTCGTTTCGGTCAGCAAGGTGTTACAGGCTCTCCGGAAGGTTCTGCCCGTAATCGTTCATTCAAGGCTCGTCATGCAGCAAACATCGCCAAGGGGAAGATGAGTGCTGCGTATTGGGCCAACAAAGTTAAATGGTGAGGACTTAATGGAAGACAAAGAAAACCACAACACGGAGTTTGATGAGCCTACGGAGGAAGACAAGGAACTTGTAAGTTTCATTGTTGACCATACAGACCGTTGGCGTGATTATCGTGATTCCAACTACATGGACGCTTGGAACGAGTACGAGCGTATCTTCCGTGGACAGTGGGATGCTGCGGATAAGACACGAGAGTCTGAGCGTAGTCGTATCATTTCTCCCGCAACGCAGCAAGCCGTGGAGACTCGCCATGCTGAGATCATGGAGGCCATCTTCGGTCAGGGAGACTTCTTTGACATCAAGGACGACATCCTTGACGTGAACAAGAATCCTCTGGATGTTGAGGGAATCAAGAACCAGCTTAAGGAAGACTTCGCCAAGGACAAGATTCGTAAGTCGATGGATCAGATTGAGCTTCTGGCTGAAATCTACGGTACAGGCATTGGCGAGATCGTTGTCAGTAAGAAAAAAGAGTACGTACCTGCCACAATGCCGATCCCCGGCGTTACTGGCCCTGCTGCCATTGGTGTGCAGGAGAAGGAGCGTATCTCGGTTCAGCTTAAGCCTGTCAACCCCAAGAACTTCCTGATTGACCCCAACGCTGACAGCATTGAAGATGCTCTGGGTTGCGCTATTGAGAAGTATGTTTCCATCCATAAGGTTGTTGAGAACATTGAGCGTGGTGTGTATCGTAAGGTTGACATTGGTTCCACGTACGATGACACTGAGCTTGAGCCTACCCAAGACCTGACCAACTTCCAAGACAATAAAGTAAAACTTCTTACTTATTATGGTCTTGTCCCCCGTGAGTACATCGAGGAAGCCGGAGGCGAGGAATACGAGGAACTGTTCCCTGAGGGTTCTGAGGCTGACGAGTACTGCAACCTCGTGGAGGCCATTGTCGTTATCGCCAATGACAACACGCTGCTGAAGGCTGAACTAAATCCCTACATGATGAAGGATCGTCCTGTGGTGGCGTACCAAGACGATACGGTTCCGGGTCGTTTCTGGGGCCGTGGAACGGTTGAGAAGGCCTACAATATGCAGAAGGCCATCGACGGTCAGCTTCGTGCCCACATGGACTCTACAGCCCTTACAACGGCTCCCATGATCGCTATGGATGCCACCCGTCTACCCCGTGGAGCCAAGTTTGAGATCAAGCCCGGTAAGGCTATTCTCACCAACGGCAACCCTGCGGAAATCCTGACACCCTTTAAGTTTGGACAGACCGATGGAACGAATATTCAAACTGCTCAAAACTTTGAGAGACTTCTTCTCCAAGCCACAGGCACAGTTGATGCTTCTGGTATGCCTACCAATGTTCCTCGTGATGCTGGTGCATCTGGTATGTCAATGGTTCTTGCTGGAATCATTAAAAAATATAAACGCACTCTGAGCAACTTCCAAGAGGACTTCCTGATCCCGTTCATCGAGAAGACTGCCTTCCGTTATATGCAGTTTGACCCTGAGCGTTATCCGTCTACGGACATGAAGTTCATTCCCACGGCTACTTTGGGTATTATGGCTCGGGAATACGAGCAACAGCAGCTTATTGCCCTGCTACAGACCCTTGGCCCACAGACTCCTGTGCTGCCAGTGATCCTCAAAGGTATCCTCCAGAACTCTGGGCTGTCGAATCGTGGGGAAATGATCGCTACGCTGGATCAAATGAGCCAACCCAACCCTGAAGCACAACAGGCTCAGGCGGCTGCGGTACAGCTTGATATGCAGATTAAACAGGCTCAGGCGGCTGAATTGACTGCCAAGGCTCAACGAGAGCAAGCAGAGGCTCAAAAGGCCGCTATTGAGGCTCAATTGATGCCTGAAAAGCATAAAGTTGACATCATTCAGGCCGCTGCGACCAACATTGACAAGTCTGACGACTTCGACAAGCGCCTAAAACTGGCTGATCGGATGCTCAAAGAGAAGGAAATCAACCTCAAAGCAGCCGATATTGCCTCAAATGAGCGTATTGCCTCGCTTCAGATGAAAAATAAGCAAAATTTAATGTAAAAGTGTTGACAAAGTAAACTTTTTGTGATAGTATTCGTTTAGTTGTTAATCAAAGGTTCTCCTAATGGATAAAGACCTAGCTAAATATTATGAAGATGCTTTCAGCATGATGAGTACTCAGGGCTGGAAGGATTTACTTGAAGATTTCACGAAGTTGTTTGACCAGATCAACGACTTGTCTACTGTCTCGGACACACAAGAGTTATTTTTCCGTAAAGGACAGCTAGACATTCTTGGTTTAGTTCTACATCGTCGAGAAACATGTGAGAAGGTGTATGAGGAGTTGAACAATGCCTAGACGCTTGTTTGACTTTGAGTGCGAGAACTCACACTTAACGGAATCTTACGTGGATATTGACATAACCAGCATCCCTTGCAAGGTGTGTCAGAGTGAGGCAAAGCGTAAGATTTCGGCTCCAGCAACCAAATTGGAGCCTTTTAGTGGTGCTTTCCCCGGTGCATATTATGACTGGAACCGCAAGAGGGCTGAGAAGATGGCGCAGGAGAAAAAGAAGGCTGACTCGTAACTGAAAAACCAGCGAGTCATTTTTAAAATCATCCTAGAACCGTTTATTCGGCAGGAAAAGAGGTAGGTATGGCACTTATTGATAGCGTAAACGACGATTCGCCTAGCGAATTTGAAGCAGAAGAACAGAAACAAGCTCAAGCGGCACAAGCGCAAGAGCAACAACCTGAAAAACCTAAGCTCCCTTCAAAATATGAAGGAAAGACGATTGAGGAAGTCGTGCAAATGCACCAAGAGGCTGAAAAGCTGATTGGACGACAAGCTCAAGAGGTTGGTGAAGTTCGGAAACTTGCAGATCAGCTACTTAAACAGAATCTCGCCGCAAAGCAACCTGAGCCTCCGCAAGAGAAAGAGGTAGACTTTTTTGAAGACCCTCAAAAAGCTATCGAACGGGCTGTGGCTAACCATCCGTCTGTCCTAGCTGCTCAACAGGCAGCAACGCAGATGAAGGCGATGCAAACTCAACAGCAACTGGCTGCTAAGCATCCGGATTTTGCTGATGTTGTTCGTGATGGGGAGTTCTTGGAGTGGGTTAAAGCCTCTCCGATTCGTTTGAATATGTTTGCTTTGGCAGACAGTCAATACGATTTTGCAGCCGCTGACGAGCTTTTGAGCACGTTCAAGCAAATTCGTTCAGTCAAGGCTAAAGAAACGGTTGAGACAGGACAAAAGAGTTTGAACAAGAACCTGCAAGCTGCCGCAGTTGATGTTGGTGGTACAGGGGAGTCCTCTAAGAAAGTATATCGTCGGGCCGACCTCATCCGGCTAAGAATGACTGATCCGGCTCGATATGAAGCATTACAGCCTGAGATTATGGCTGCTTATGCTGAAGGTCGAGTCAAATAACCAAATAAACAATTCAAGGAGTTTTAAAAATGGGTCTCGGTACTAACCAAGTTACTGTAACTACCGCTGCAACGTTCATCCCCGAAGTATGGAGTGATGAGATTGTTGCTGCTTACAAAAAGAACCTCGTTGCTGCGAATATCATCAAAAAGATGAGCTTCAAAGGCAAAAAGGGTGACACTGTTCATATTCCTGCGCCCACTCGTGGCAACGCTTCTGCTAAGGCTGCTAACACTCAGGTTACCCTGATTGCTGCTACCGAAGGCGAGAAGACTGTCTCGATTAACCAGCACTGGGAATACAGCCGTTTGATCGAAGACATCGTGGAAGCTCAAGCTCTCTCCAGCCTCCGTCAGTTCTACACTGATGACGCTGGTTACGCTTTGGCTCGTAAGGTTGATTCGACCCTGATTCAGCTTGGTCGTTCTACCAACGGTGGTGACGGCACTGCTGACTACACTGGTGCTTACTCTGGTGCTGACGGCACTACCGCCTACACTGGCACTGCTGGCGCTCTGACCGATGCTGCGATTCGTCGCTCGATTCAGCGTTTGGACGACAGCGATGTGCCTATGGATGGTCGTTTCCTGATCGTTCCCCCGAGCACACGTAACACCCTCATGGGTATCGCCCGTTTCACCGAGCAAGCCTTCGTTGGTGAGGCTGGTGGTGGCAATACCATCCGTAACGGTGAAGTTGGTAACGTGTACGGTATCCCCGTGTTCGTGACCTCCAACGCTGATGCGGCTACTGACGGTGATCGTATCTGTTTGCTCGGTCACAAGGACTTCGCTGTTCTCGTGGAGCAGATGGGCGTTCGCACTCAGACTCAGTACAAGCAAGAGTACCTCGGTACATTGTTCACTGCTGACGTTCTGTTCGGCGTTGGTGAACTCCGTGATGGCGCTGCCATCGCTCTGGCTGTTCCGGCTTAATAACAACAACTCAGGCCCTTCGGGGCCTCAAGAGCTTGCACCCTTAAGTCCCCTCTCCGGAGGGGTCTTTTTAAAAGTTTCAAAACGAGTCTTTTAGAAAGGCAACTCATGGTTAAGTTCAAATGCACAGCTTCCGGTAATATCTTCGAGTTTAAATATGAACACGATATTGCCTCTATGTTGAAGCACCCCGGCTACGTCCAAGTCAGCGACGAGAAAGCCGAAGAAACAGAACAAAACGTAGGTACTGATGAAGAAGTGCCGACAAAACGCAAATACACACGCAAAAATCAAGGTTAATCCTTCAAGGAGTAGGCATGGCAATAGTAGTAACTGATCCAGAAACAGGACAATCGTACGCTCTCTACGTTGATCCTGTAACAGGAGAAAGCGCCTCTACTCCTATTACAGCCGCACAAGCAGCCTCTGCAACAGCTAGTTCTAATGTTGATGAGTATGGTTCTGCCGCCCGTACGATTGATTTCAACCCGTACACAGCGCAGGTTGTAACCGACAGGCCAGCCATTGCTGATGTTCCTAAAGAACTTGCGAGCAATCCCGTTTTCCAAGACGTAAACGCCAATACCGCCGGGGGTTTGGCACGCGCTTATGGAGACATCAAGGCGGGTAACGCACAGGTTTTCCAAGGCGATAACAACATCCCAATGGTCTACCTTGGTGGCACAAACCAAGCGTACGAATTGATCCCTTCTGGCACACCGGGCCAGTACTCGATTTATGTCGGTGCCGGTCAAGTTGGTCGCGGTGACGGGTACAAAGTCCCCATTACTGTTGACGCCAAAGGCAACGTCCAAATGCCCGAGCAAGCCATCACAGGTGGCGGTATTCAATACGTCGGTTCTGGCGGCGGCGGTTGGGATTTTGGTGAAGTGCTGTCTGATTTTGGGAACACTCTAAAAGACGCCGCCCCCTATCTTGCTGCTGGTTACTTAGGCACTCAAGTGCTCCCCGGCCTCTTGTCAGGCGCTGGTGCTGGTGGTGCTTCAGCGGCTGCTTTGGATGCTGAGTTTATTGCCGCTGATGCCCTACAGCTTGCTGGTCAAGGATTGGCTCCTGCCGCTATCGAACAGAACCTTATTGCTGCTGGTGTAGACTCTCTTGTAGCCGCTGACGCTGCTCAGTTGGCGTTGCAGGGTATAGGTCAAGGCCAGTTAGCTAACCTGCTGGTACAAAGCGGTGGAGGCGGTGCTGGTACGTTGTTCACAGGTGCTGGCCTTGCAGGTACAGCAGGTGGCGCTGGAGCCGCTGGTGCTGCCACACAAGCTGGAACATCTACTGGAAGCGCAACAGGTGCTGGAGCCGCAGGAGCCGCTGGTAGTGCTTTGACAGGCTCGGCACTGGCTAAACTGGCTGGTGGTTTGTTTGCTGGAGGCGCTTTGACAGGCGGAATGGGCGGCGGCGGTAACGTAACCCTTCCCACACCTTCCAATCGTGCTGGTGTGTCTACAGGTAGCGCAGACTTCTCGCCTGAGTACTACCAACAATTACAACAATATTACAACGCATATATGCCCACACAACCAAAAGATGTTGCGACACCTTTGCAGCAGTGGTATGAGACAGAGTTTACCCCTGACGCAAACGTAACAAACAAACTGTTCGGAGTCTAAATGGCTACAATCATCACAAAAAATAGCTCCACCGCTTCGGCGGTTCCTGCCTCTGGTGATCTTCAGCAGGGTGAACTTGCTGTAAACGTCACAGACAAAAAGCTGTTTACGAAAAATGCTTCCAACACGGTGGTCACTGTTGTTGGTACTTTGGGTAATCAGGAAGCTAGCAACGTAGCTATCACTGGTGGTACTGTTGCTGGTGTTGCTCAGACAGGCGGCACGATCAACAACACGCCAATCGGTGCTACAACTGCTTCTACGGTGCGTGGTACAACCGTTACAGCCACCACAGGCTTTACTGGTGACTTGACTGGTAACGTGACAGGTAACGTCACTGGTAACGTGACTGGCAACGTCACAGGAAACGTAACTGGTAACCTTACAGGCAACGTTACAGCCTCTAGCGGCACATCTAGTTTTAACAACGTGACCATTAACGGTACGTTGGACATGAACTCTGGTACGGCTGGTACAATTACTGGTTTGCCCACACCCACGAACTCTGGTGATGCTGCTCCTAAGAGCTACGTGGACACAGCTATCAGTAACCTCGTCGGCACTGCTCCGGCTACCTTGGACACGTTGGGTGAGATTGCTGATGCGTTGAACGACGATGCAAACATCGCTGCTACGCTCACAACAGCCATTGCTGCCAAGGTTAGCAAGTCCGGTGACACCATGTCTGGTGCTTTGGCGATGGGTTCCAACAAGATCACTGGTCTTGGGACACCTACTGCTGGTACAGACGCTTCCACCAAAGCATACGTCGATGGCGTAGGCGATACTAAACTGGCCTTGGCTGGTGGAACTATGACAGGCAACATTGTCATGGGTTCTAACAAGGTCACTAGCACTGCTACACCGACAACAGACGATGACCTCACACGTAAAGCGTATGTTGACAGTATTCTAGGCTCTGCAACGTCTGCGGCTACGTCTGCCTCTGCTGCTGCCACTAGCGCCACAAACGCTGCTAATAGCGCCTCCAGCGCCTCTACAAGCGCCTCTAATGCTGCTGCCAGTGCCTCGGCTGCTGCGGCCTCATATGACAGCTTTGATGACCGTTATTTGGGTGCTAAATCGTCTGCTCCTACGCTCGACAATGACGGTAATGCTCTGCTCACAGGCGCTCTGTACTTCGACAGTTCCAGCGGAACAATGAAGGTCTACACAGGCTCAGCATGGGTAGCAGCCTATGTGTCTAGTTCCGATTTCTTGCCTCTTGCTGGAGGGACAATGACTGGAGCAATCACATTTGCTGCTGGTCAAACAATTTCTGGCTACCAAACAACACTTGTAAGTGGAACAAGTATCAAAACCATCGGTGGTCAATCCATTCTCGGGTCGGGCGATCTGACTGCCGGCATCTCAACAGGTAAGGCCATCGCTATGGCAATCGTATTTGGAGGTTAATCATGGCAAACCCAAACATCGTTAATGTCACAAGCATTTACGGCAAAACCGCCGTACAAGCTGTTGGCACATCAGCTACGGCAATAGTTTCCAATGGCGCAGGAAGCGGAAAAGTTTTAAAAATTAATGCAATTTATGTTGCAAACGTAGATGGCACAAGTAACGCAGACATAACAGTTGATTTGTATCGTGGTTCTACACCATATCGAATTGCTTACACAGTTGTAGTTCCAGCAGACGCCACTTTGGATGTTATTAGCAAATCAATTTATCTCGAAGAAGGCGATTCAATTCGATTGACTGCAAGCGCATCAGGAGATTTAGAAGCGGTTTGTTCTTATGAGGAGATTAACTAATGCGACGAGGCAACGGAGGGATTATCGGCCCCCGTAATGCGCCGAGCAACGAAAGCGCCAAAGGCATCTGGGCCTTGCAGGAACAGCAAGTAGCAAGAAGCGCAGACATCTGGACAAAAATTTTAACGATTGAGACTTTTACATCATCTACCACTTGGACTGCTCCTGCTGGTGTAACAAGCGTTGAGTATCTAGTAGTCGCTGGTGGCGGTGCTGGTGGTAAAGATCAATACGGCTCTCGCGGTGCTGGTGGCGGCGGTGCTGGTGGTATGTTGACTGGTACTTTATCAGTTACACCTAGCACTTCTTATACCGTGACGATTGGTGCTGGTGGTGCAACAACTTCAGGTTATGGAAGCAACGGATCAGATTCTGTATTTGCGTCCATTACAACAACTGGTGGTGGTGGAGGTGGTTATTGCAGTTCAGGCGGCTCCGGATTTAACGGATTGAATGGCGGATCTGGAGGTGGAGGTTCTCACGCTGACAACACTGGTGGAACAGGCGTAGCCGGTCAAGGCAACAACGGTGGCGGCTCATACAACGCACCTCCATATCGTGGTGGTGGTGGCGGCGGCAAGGGCGCAGTTGGCGGCACTGGCGGTGGCGGTAACGGTAATGG